TCCCGGTGCTATATCTGTAGTATTAGATACCTCTGCCTCTGTGTCTAAGAAAGAAAGAGAATTATTTCTAAGCGAGCTACAGTCTATTAACGAGAGTTTAAAACCAGAAGCTATAAACGTTATATGTGTAGATACTAATGTAGCTAAGTGCTACTCGTTTACACCTTACGATGATATCTCTGAACTAACTCTTGTTGGTGGAGGAGGTACCGACATGAATCCCGGTTTCAAGTATGTAATGGAATGCTTACCTGAGACTGAAACCCTATTATGTTTCTCTGACTGTGACTTCTTTGGAGAATGGCCGGAAGAACCTAATATGCCTGTAATTTGGTTATCAACACACAATAAAGATAATCCTTACGGCACACTAATCCCTGTAAACTTCTAAGAAAGGAAGTACTATGTTTAAAGATCTCACACACCTTGCAGACCCTAACGATAAAGAGGTTAAGTCTATTAATAAACAAGCTTATCTTCATGGAGAACTTAAGTCTTTATTAGCTGTAATGCATAATAATTTAGATATTCGTGATCTAAATCAGCTTAAAGAAGAAGCAATAAATCAAGTAGAAGAAGCCTTTGAATATAACTGTACTAAATCTCCTACTGAAGTGGAGTTAAACAAACTAATCAAAGTAAGTAATGACTACAATCGTAGTGTTAGTTTTACTTTCACTAAAGACTACGAGTTAAGCAGAAGTATCCATATAGATGAAAAGTTTAAGGACCTTCAATTTGATCTAGGCAGGGGGATAAGAAGGATAGTCTCTTCTATCGCAATGAAAGAAAAGTATATCAAGTATGTAATCAATGACAGCGAAGCTAATCGTAAAGAAGTTAAGCTAAAAGATACTATAGTATATGCTAACAATAAAATTGATACTCATCTAAGAGATGCTGACCTTTATAATCTTAGGTATAGAAGCACAAAAGAAAGAAATGGTACATTAGGTTTTACAAAACAAGTACGGGGTTATACCGACAAAGGAATTAAGTTTATTCCAGAGATAGTGGTAGGCCATGACTGGTGTGATAACGTATATGCTAAGGGTCTCATGTTACTTGAATATCAGGGTGCCAGAGCATTTACTATCAGCTGTGAGTTTTTAAGTAGAAGTAAAGATTGTGATCTATATTCAACTCAAGTACTTCAAATAACAGGTACACGAGATGAAAAGAATCTTGCTAACTCTAGCTGGCGTAACACTAATTGGGATGCCATAAGCGCTTTATTTAAAGTAAAGAACTTAGTGCTTGCTATCCCAGACAATAACCGTAATCATATGGCGTTAGGTCAAGACGCAGCATGGGCAGAAAGGACAATGCGTAGACGCCAGAAGATGGACATGATGAAACAACTAAATCTATAGTCCATTATTAAAAGGGACCGCTATTTTTCTTAAAGAAAGGGAATACCTATGACACGTAAACAACTGCTTAAAGAGTTATCTGAATCTAAAACAAGCTTTGATGCTCAATATATTCAAGATGAATTGTTTGCTTTAGATAAGCTAACCGATCTTGAAGAGCAATCAAAAGCTAACAAAGAAAGCACTGACTTTCATGGTGACTTTAAGCTCATGAACGAAGATAAGCAAGATGATATAATTAATCCTGCTCATTACAAAGTAATTCCTTCAGGTTCTTATCCTGATGGTCTAGAATATATGGATCTAATGACCTATATTCTCTCACATCATAACGGTGTGGAATCACACTTGCTCGGTCAGATACTTAAATATGCTATCCGTATCGGTAAGAAAGATGACAAGTTACAAGATGCCCGCAAGATAGAGTGGTATGCCAGTTACCTTGTCAAAGTAATCAAAGATGAATCTTGAATTATTCTCTTTGTATTACCACGAAGACTTCCCAGTAATGTGGGAGGTCTTAGACGACAAAACAACTCTGATATCAACAGAATTGTTTGACCTAAATGTTAACGATGAAGTTAACAAAGAAAACATATCAGAAGTAATCAGCCAAATAATAGTAGAGCTATTCTCTGATATAATTACAATCCATTAACATAAGGAAGATATATAATGGCTAATCAAGTAATCGTAGTACGTGACGTAACATTCAACTGGGGTAAACTGGTTGATAAGCACTCCCCTTTCGGTACACTTCAATGGGACGTACAAGTAGTTACAAAAGACGAAGCAACTAAAGCTCAATTAGAATCTGCTGGTGTCAAAATGAAATCAGGGGAACAAGGTTACTATGCTAATATTAAGCGTAAGGCTAACAAAGCTAACGGAGAGCCACAAGAGCCACCTGTAGTTGTTGATCACCTTAAAGAGAAGATGTCTGACTCCGCAGTAAAAGCAATGGGTAACGGTTCTAAGGGTCATATTAAATTATTCTCTTATGACTATAATATGGGAGGCCGCGAAGGCACCTCCGCTATGCTCGTAGCATTACAGATCACAGATTACGTTAAGTATGAAGGTGCTGGCGAGGACTTTTAATGGTCAGCAAACTAATAAAAATAGATACTAGGAATGGTCCTGCATGGATCCTTCCTGAGTACAACAGCCCCTACTATATAAGTCAGTTAGCTCAATTACTTTGGGCTAACCGATTTAATCAAGGTAACCGAAAGAAAGGTAAATGATATGACAGATTATGTTTATACTGCTGGTGCTATGGAGCATGTTAGTAAGGATGCAATGATGGATTGGCGTGAGTATGCTGAGACAATGTTGGATGACTTCGATATCAAGTGTCTTCATCCTACCAGACGAGTAGCATTACATCTTCAACCAAGAGAAGAGGAGGATATCTCTACTTATAATAAGCTTAAGCGAATAGAAGCACAAGATATGATAGACATTCAAAAGTCTAGAGTAGTGCTTGCAGATCTACGTGACAGTATGCCCGGTAAAAAGTGGGGTACTGTTATGGAGGTAGCTAAGGCAAAAGACTTAGGGAAGGTTATTATTGTGCTTGTAGATCCAGGCCAGTTTAAACATCCTTTCATTTACACTTATGCAACAGAGGTACACTATGATTTACAAGAAGCTCTGGAAGCGGTAGTAGATTACTACGATGGAGTTTAGCGCTCTTCTAGATATAATAAAGTCATACAAGCTACATGAAGGTCAAGGTCATTGGGAAACTAATGCGCCATTAGACATCAAGGGCTTACATGGCTTTGTTTATCTAATACATAATGTCGAAGATGATCGCTATTATGTCGGTAAGAAAAACTTTCTGCATGGTGGAAAGAAAAACTATACTAGAAAAGGAGTTAAGACACCTAATTATAGGTATGGTACTGAAACTAACTGGAAGAGCTATACTGGTTCTTCTTCTGAACTTAACGCGGATATACTTAAACACAGTAAAGATAACTTCTCCTTTAAAATATTAAAGGTTTATGCTACAAGAGGAGGGTTATCTTATGGTGAAGCTAATATTCAACACAAACTAGATGTGCTGACTATGAGAGATTCAAATGATAAACCCAAGTTCTACAACGGAAACATCGCAGGAATCAAATACATCCCCAAAGAGTTCGGACGATCCGCATGATCATTCAGATCATTGGATTATTCCTTTAATTAAAGAAAGAAGAGAAAATGAAACTAACAAAGAAAGAAGTAAAAGTAATACGTAAGCTATCACGTGAGACTTCATTGCGCCAACACTATATCGGCGCTTGTTATAATGTCTCACAAGCAATGGTATCTTACATTAAAAACAATCAACGTCATCAAGGAGTATAACACATGTTTGAAACAATTTTTATTTTTATGGTAACATTTAGCGTATTGGTTGGAATTACAGAAGGTATTGTAGTTCCTGCTGCAGAAAAAACAGTGGAGGTTACTACCGAAGCGGTAGAGCAAGCCATTGACTACGTTACTACAGAAGAACCTGAAGAGTAATCAGGTGAAATACTACTCCTAGCTCAACTGGATAGAGCAAGTCACTTCTAATGACTAGGTTGCGGGTTCGAGTCCTGCGGAGTAGGCCAAACAATTTAAGCAAAGGAAACACTATGACAATATATGCGTGGGACATCGAAGCGAACGGCTTCCAAGATGTAGCGGACACAATATGGGTTTCTGTAATGCGTAACTTAGACACTAAAGAGTTACATATCTTCAGCGATCATGATGATCAGTATCCTAATGTATCTGAATCATTTAAACTATTCGAGAAGGCCACCGGTATTATAGCACATAATGGTATGCGTTATGACCGTGTGGTCTTCGAGAAGGTAATGGGTTACTCTATTGACCGTGATAAAATTATTGATACAGTAATTTATTCACGGTTAAATGACTTTCATAGAAAGAAAACAGGTAGACGCCATAGCCTTAAAGCTCTTGCTGTACAGGCAGGAGAAGAACAGAAGATAGATTATAATGGAGGCTTTGATAATTACTCTGCTGAAATGGTAGAGTACTGTGTTGCAGATGTTGATGCAAACATTGCTGTATACTATATGCTTATGCGTGAGTACAGTAATATTCTTCAAACTAATCCTAGTTATGATGATGCTATCAACATCGAACATCAAATGGCTTACTGGTCTAGCGAACAAATTAAGAATGGTTGGCAGATAGATGAAGACCTACTTAATAATACTGTAAATAAAATCAAAGAGGAAATGGATGAGATCGAAAACAGAGTTGAGCCCAAGCTCGGTACACTTACAATCACAATCGATAAAGAACCAAAGACAGCTAAATACAAGAAGAACGGAGAATACACCGCCGTATCTGCAAGGCTTATCGGCGACTATCTTGGGCGCTATGTTGATGTGTCTGATTCTCTTTCTAGTAATCCCCCAGTAAAACCGGGAGAAGAGTTTCAACGTAAAGAAACAGTTGAGGCCAGACTAGGTAATCAAGAACATCTTAAAGAGTTCTTATATACTATGGGTTGGGAACCGACTCAATGGAACTGGAAGAAGATCAACAACGAGTTTGTTAAGGTCAGCCCTAAGCTAACAACAGATAGCCTCACTAAGCTAGGAGATATCGGTATTGACATTGATCGTTACTTTACTTTGAGAGCTAGGCACAGTGTTCTTAACGGTTGGAAAGAACATATCCATGACGGTAGGTTATACGGTGATGTGATCGATATTGGTGCTGCTACAGGCCGACAAACACACAAGATCATTGCTAACATTCCCTCACCTAAAGCAGCTTACGGCTCAGATATTCGTTCTATGTTTGTCTGTCCGGAAGATAAAGTATTAATCTCTGCTGACGGTGCTGGCTATCAAGCCAGAGTTGTAGCACACTTTGGTAGAGATCAGGAGATGTCAGATGAAATCCTTAAAGGAGATATACACCAGAAAAATGCTGATGCAATTGAATGTACTAGAAATGAAGCTAAGCCTTTCTTCTTTGCCTTTCTATTCGGTGCTGGAGGTAATAAACTAGGTACAATCTTAGGAAGGTCTGCCCATGCAGGTAACAAAGCTAAAGATGCTTTCCTAAGACGCTGGCCTGCTCTTGCTAGCCTAACTGAACAAGTAAAGAATGTAGCTCAACAACGAGGTTACTTGCGTGGCCTTGATGGCAGACGTATATACACTGATGAAGCGTATAAGGCATTTAACTACTTAATACAAGGTACAGAAGCTATCTTAATGAAGAGAACTATTGTACGAATCAACGAAGCCTTTGAGAAAGAGAATATAGAGGCTAAACAATTACTATTCTACCATGATGAATGCACATGGGAGATCTCACCTACTGATACTAACAAGGCAGAAGCTATTATACGGAAGTGGTTTGTTGATGCACCTAAAGAGTTAGGGGTTACAATCATGGAAGCAGGTGACTGTAAAGTTGGTAAAGATTATTTGGAGGTACACTAATGCCGTATATTACTAAAGAACAGCGAGAAGAGTTATACGATAGAGATCCTGTAAATGCAGGTGAGTTGCAATATCTAATTGCCGTAATGATATCAGACTATCTTTCAGATAAAGATAAATACGATTATCAAACTCTTAACGATATAATGGGTGCCCTAGCAGGTGCTCAACAAGAGTTCTACCGAAAGGTAGTATCTCCATATGAAGATAAAAAGGAGTTGATTAATGGGCCAGTCTACTAATAACCCTGTGCATGTAGTTACTATATATACAATACCTAACTGTGAATTTTGTGAGAAGTCTAAAAACTTATTGCATTCTAGGTTAAACTATGTTATATACGAGGTCGATATCAGCACAAAACCTACTATGAAACAAAAAGTAAAGGATACTTTAGGTACTACTGTTCCTCAGATTGTAATTGACGGTAATCATATCGGCGGTTACCAAGAGTTACAGGAGCACTTAGGCCAATGGGATTAATAGAGGTATTATACATTCTTATTGGTGTAATTATGTTTCAGGCTTACCAGATCTGGAGGCTTGAGGCAAGGGTAGAAACTATCTTAGAGATAGTAGTGGGAATACACTTAGGTGAAATAGAAATAGAAAGGATTGATGACGATGGGAATTAATATTTATATTGACGGTGATATCCTAGTATACCAATCTATCTGGGGTGCTAAAAGCACTAAGGATATTAAGAAGAAGATAGATCAAACCATAGCAAGTATAATGGCTGATCTTGAAGGCAGCTCCGGTAAGATTGCTATCAAAGGTAACAATAACTTTCGTAAGAAGATCTATGGCCCTTACAAAAATAATCGTAAGAAAGAATTAACTGAACAAGAAAAAGAATTCTTTGAATACACCTATAATTATCTTGAAGATAGTTGGGGTGCTATCCCTGCAGAGGGTATGGAAGCCGATGATCTACTTGCGATATGGAACACTGAGGAACCAGGAGTTATAGTTAGTGTTGATAAAGATTTACTTCAAGTACCTGGATTACATTTCAATACTCGCAAGAAAGAGTATATTAACATGACCGAAGATAATGCTTCTCTCTTGCTACATACTCAAGTATTAATGGGTGATTCAGTAGATAATATACCGGGACTCAAAGGTATTGGTAAGGTTAAGGCAAGTAAGCTTATGGAAAACATTCCTGCATCTGAACACCTCTCTGTAGTAAAATCTTTTTGGCAGAAGAGCTTTGGTAGAGGTTGGGAAGATAACTTACAGCTTAACATGGATCTTATTTACCTGAAGAGGAGTGCTGATGACCGATATAACATCCGAACAGGAAATAGATTTATTTCTAAAGTACGGGATAGTAGTAGAAAGGGACTGGAACAATCCAAAAGCATATCAAGCAAACCTACAGAGGAACTGGGTCTTCGTAACGACTACTGGGGCGACGAAGAGGGAAGCAATATACAACCTAAAGGAGCATCTAGTAAC